GATGGACAGGGTGTCCGGGCTGCCGCTGTGCTCAACCTCGTCGACGGTGTATACGCCCTTGTCCACCAGGGGCTGCCCCTTCCAGCCGATGGCCACACGCAGGCGGGCACCCCGGTTGGGGATGTCCAGCAGGCCGTCGCTGTCATCCAGTGACAGGTCCAGCATGTCGGCCTCGAGGCTGCGGTTGTCGGTCAGTGTGAGCGAGACCAGCCGGCCGGCAAACACCGGCGTCAGGTCGGTGCTGTTGCCGTCCTTGTCCTCGATGGTGATGCGGTAGTCCGGCTGCAATACCGGCTGGCCGTGCAGCGCCTGGCTGGCCAGCGTCTGCATGTCGAGGCCCGTCTGCGTGTTGAGCAGGGCATCGATCACGGCATGGCCTCCCATGCCATGTTCAGCAGCTGCTCTGAGAGATTGCCGAGCTTTGCCAACCGGTCGGCGGCATCGTCCTCGACCCGGGCCAGACTGACGGTGAACTCGATGCGGCGGGCGGCACCGTCCTGAAAGAACAGGGTCCGGCTGGTTTCCAGACCGGTAACGACAAACAGGCCGTGGACCTTGCCGTCTGCCCCGTCGATCAGCGGCCATGCCCTGGCCTGGTCCGCCATGCTGCGCAGCATGTCCAGCGACTTGTCTCCTCCGGTCAGCTCGGGCAGCAGCACGCCGGTCAGCGTGATGGTTTCATCGTCCGGCCCCGTGTACTGCCGGGCCGGTCGGCGGCCGACGCGGCTGGTGGTCGGGTACCGCCAGCCGAGCTTCTGCTTGAGGTCCTGATACGGCAGGGTGTCGAGGGTAAAGACGAACAGGCCCAGGGCCATCATGACGGGCATGATCATGCGCTTACTCCCGGTCCTTGAGGCTCGAGCGTCCGCGCGCGGCCTGTGCCCGTGCTGCCGCCTCGACCTCACGCCGTACCATGGCCGCCAGGGTGCGTTCGTCCATGCCTGGCGCGGCGTAGATGTTGAACACCTGCTGGACGATGGCGCCGCTGCCCGATGCTGCCGGTGCGGCCATGGCCACCGGTGGCCGGTTGTCGATGCGGATGGCGTCAGCCTGCGCCAGTCCACCGCCGACCAGCACCCCGGCGCCGATGGCGGTCAGCTTGCCGGCGAGGCTTTGCACGGCCCCCAGCGGGCCGGCCTGCCCTTGTTCCAGACCCTGAGCAAGGCCGGCCATGGTGAAGCCGCCCAAGGCAGCAAATACGCGACTTGGCGAGTGGATGCCGAGCTTCTGCTTGAACCAGCCTATCGTGGCTTCGCCGGCGTGGATGATCGCGTTTTTGACGTTGGCAAGGCCGCTGGTGATGCCATTGACGAGGCCGGCCATCAGGAATTCGCCAATCTGCGCAAACACGCGGCTGGGACTGTTGATTCCAAGGATATTCATGACGAGGCTGATGACACCGCTGATGATGCGCTTGAGGGTGCCGTAGAGCCCCATCGTCATCGCATTCAGACCGGCTTCCAGCCCTTGCAGGATAAAAATGCCAATCCCCCGCCAGTCGCCCTGGGTCCACATTTGCCGGAGGCGGCCCCAGTGGGTGATGAAGTGCGTGACGAAGCCGGCGAGGAACGTGGCAAGTGCAAAAAACGGGTTGGCTCGCAGCAGGGTGAAAAAGCCCTTCAGCAGACCGCCACAAAAACGGATGGCACTGCCCAGGCGGCCAAGGATGCCGATGCCGCTGGCGAGTTTGATACCGAGTGTGGACATGCTCAGCTTGACCAGTGCCATGGGGCCGATCACGGCAGCAAGCGCCATGGAAAGCCCGCCGATTGTCGTAACGATCACGGCTACGACAGCCAGCACCTTGATGAGCGTAGAGACCAGCTCCGGGTTGGCCTTGATCCAGTTCCCGGTTTTCCTGATCATGTCTGTCATTCCTTGGGTTACCGCACGCAGACCACTGTTGCCGCTGTCAAAAATCTCGATGCCGACGTCTTCCCATGCTGACTTGAGATTGCTGATGTCTCCGGTCAGGTTGTCCCCCATGGTTTTGGCTACCTTGGCCGCGGTACCGTTGGCTTGTTGCAACTGGCCAATCAGCGCTTGCAGCTCCCCGCTGCCTGCATTCTTGACCAGCACTTCCAGTCCGGCGAAAGCCTCTTCTCCGGCAATGGCCTTGAAGTAATCGGCACGAGCTGTATTGCCGAGTTTGCTGGTTTTCTGGTGTAACTCGCTCAGGATGTCGACTACCGGCCGCAGGTTGCCTTTTGCATCTTTACTCTTGATCCCCAGCTCTTTCATGGCCAGCGCTGCGGCTTTGGGAGGAGCGGCAAGCCTGCCGAGTATGGCCCGCATCGCCGTGCCGGCCATACTGCCCTGAATACCGGCATCCCCGAGCTTGCCTGCCATGGCCGAGGCCACCTCGATCTGCGTTCCCATGGCGGCTGCCACAGGCCCGACATATTTCATGGTCTCACCCAGCATGCGAAGGTCGGTGTTTGAACGGGTAAACGTGGCAGTCAGCACATCCCCTACACGGGTCATTTCTCCAGCCTTCAGGTTGAATCCGGTCAGGATGTTGGAACTGATATCTGAAACCTCGCCCAGTTCTTCCATGCCTGCTGCTTTGGCCACGTCCAGCATGCCCGGCATGGCTGCCCGGATAGCATCCGGCGTAAAACCGGCCATGGCCAGAAATCCTTGCCCCTGCCCGACCTGGTTGGCCGAGAACGAAGTACTGGCCCCCAGCTCACGGGCCTGTTGCCGTAGCTTATGCATGGCATCACCGTTTTTATCGAGTCTGGCCAATGCCTGCACTTTGGACATCTGGGTATCAAATTCGACACCGGGCTGGACCAGCCGCTGTCCTGCCAGCAGCATGCCCCCTCCTGCGGCACCGGTTGCCACACCGGCCCCGGCCACCTTGTCGCGTACGGCAAGGGTCTTGTCGTAGCGGCCTTTGGCGGCATGCAGCGCCTTTTGCCGGTCACTGACCCGCTTGAGCTGTTCGGACTGGCGGGCCAGTGCCTGGCTGGTGGTGTCGATCTGCCGGCCGAGGCGCTGTTCGTGGCTGGCCAGCTTGCTCACGCTCAGCCCCTGCGCTTCCAGTTCGGTCCGGTTGTGACGCAGGGTGGCCAGCTGCATCTTGTGCGCGGACGAGAGTTTGCTGACCGCGGCCTGGGCCGTGGCCAGCTTGCGGGTCATGCTGCTGGTGACCGTCCCGGCGCTGGCCATCTGCTGTTGCAGCCCGGCCAGAGTCTGGCGGGCAGCCTTGAGCTTGAGGGCGGTGTCCTTTGTTTCGCGGCTGAGATCACGGAAGGCGGTCAGGCGCTGCTGCTGGCCTTGCAGCTCCTTGAGTCCGGTCTGCGATGCGCGAACGGCCGCAGCCAGCCCCTTGCTGCCGGCCATGGCCTTTTTGAGCGGGCCGGTCAGTTTGTCGGTGGCGGCAAGGATGACTTCCAGCCGCAGGTTTTTGGACAGGGCCATTTACTCCACCTCGGTACGTACCCGTGCGCGTTCGCGCCATGCCGCCAGTTCGGACAGGGACATGCCGTCCATGTCGGACGGCCGCCAGTGAAACGTCACGGCCAGATCGGCCATGGCGTCTTCTACTCGCCCGGGGAGAGCGAGGCCCGCTCGGCTTTCTTCAGCAAAAAACCGGCGACCTCGCTGGCGAGTTCCGTGAGGTCAGCCAGATCCATGCTGCTGACTTCGTGCTCGGTCAGCGACGGGGTGCTGATGCGCGGGATGACCCGCACGAGGGTGGCGACGTCCATGCGGGCCAGATCGGAAATGGCGCAGCCGCGCAGTTCGCCGGCACCCGGCTTGCGCAGGGTCAGGCTGTCGATCAGGGTGTCACCGCGCTTGATCGGGGTGTCGAGAGTGAGGGTCTTGCTGGTCATGGCTGGACTCCTGGTTAGCGGCCGATGGCGGCGCGGTGGGCTGCGAGGCGATCGACACCGTTGACGGTGTAAATCTGGTTGAGGGTGTCGACCTCGAACAGGGTGCTGCCGTTGACGGTCAGCTTGTAGTAGGCGATGTTGGTCTTGACCTTGAATTCGGTGTCGTCACCGGCCTTGGCGCTACCGGGATCGATTTCGACGTGGCGGCCACGGACGGTGATTTCCACGGCGTCGACTTCGCCGGTGTCCTCGCGCTGGTAGCTGCCCATGAAGCGCAGCAGGGTGCCGTCCATTTGCGTGATGCCGAAGTCCTTGAAGATGTCGTACATCAGTCCGCCGTAGCTGTGTTCCAGTTCGAGCTTTTCCAGACCGAGGTCGATGTCGACTTCGGCCACCATGCCGCCACCCCGATAGGCTTCGGTCTTGACCGCCAGTTTGGGCAGGGTCAGTTCGGTGGCTTCGCCAAGGAACTGGTCACCGTTATGGAACACGCTGAAGAATTTGAGCTTGCGTGGCAGTGCCATGAGTGGTCCCCCTTTACAGGCCGGTCTGGCCGGCGAAGTTCATCAGGTAGCGGTCGGTGATGCGCTGGCGGAAGGTCAGGTCCTCGAGCGGCGGGACCGGGGTGTAGTCGTAGTCGATGGTCAGCTTGCCGGCCTTGAGCGTGTCCTTGCTGTTGGCAGCGTCATCGATCCAGGCATTGAAGCCCATGAGGTAGCCGGCATTGACCCATGCACGGCCCTTGGCCAGCAGCCCTTCGACAATGTCGCGGGCCAGCGTCGGGTGCAGCGGCTTGTCGACTGCCCACATGTGCGCCTCTGCCATTGTGTCGGCGATGATCTGCGCGGTGCGGGTGTAATTCTCGAACTGGAACAGGGGGTCGTCAGAACAGGTGCGGCTGCCCCAGTAGCGGTAGCCATCGCACTGCACCAGCGTGGTGATGTCGTTTTTGTTGAGATAGCCGGCATCGGTGTCGGGGTCTTGCAGGTCCCACGTCACGTCACGGCTCATGCCCAGCACGCCGTTGACGCCGACGTTTGAGAGCGTCTTGTGCCAGCCGGTGTCCTGGTCGATCTTCGCGCGCAGACCGAGTGCCCTGGCCGTGGCAAAGGCGGTGGCTTCCTTGTTGGCAACCGTGTCCCAGCTGATGAAGTCCGGCCACATGACCATCGCCTCGCGCTGGCTGAAATTCTCGCGGTAGGCGACGGCCGCTTCCTTGTTGTCGCACTCGTAGGCCGACAGGTAGGCAAAGCCTCGCAGCTGCTGGGCAATGGCCGCGAGTTCGGTGGCCACCGGCAGGCTGTCGAGGCCGGGTACACCGAGGATGCGCGGTTTGACCTTCAGGGTGTTGTTGGCGGTCAGCAGTGCTTTCATGCCTGTCAGCCGCCCTTGGGCATTGGTGGTGCCGATAAGGTTGGACGTGGTGGCTTCGTCAGACTCGCCCTTGGCCACGCGCACGACCACCACGACGGGTTTGCACTGGTCGGCGATGGCATCCAGGCTGGCGGCCAGCGTGTCCTTGCTGCCGGCCTTGCCGATGGCGGCATCGATGTCGGTAATCAGGACCGGCTTGTCGAGGGGAAAAGTAACGGCGTCGGCATCGTCGGCCACTGCCACCAGTCCGATCACCGCCGAGCTGGCTGTGCGGATGGTGCGGGTGCCTTCGTTGATTTCGAGGACGCGGACGCCGTGGTGGTAATCGGACTGGGCCATACCAAACTCCGGAGATAACGTATCTCCGCAGATTGCCGCCAGCCCGCGCGCGGGTCATGCGCTTTGCGGCGGGGTGGTGGCTGGCCCGACTGAAACCCTTGAATGAGGGGTGTCATTCACGATCCGGATGACGATTTCCGGCGTGTTTGCGGCTATTGCCCGGCATGCCGGACGGCAGCGCTCCTGATAGGCTCCCGAACACAAGGCCCGGATCAGTGCCTCGGTCAGGATGTCCGGCGGCGTACTGGCGATGACATGATCCCAGTAGCGTTTTGCGGTGAGGTGGTCAAAGTCCCGGCGGATGAATCCCCCGATAGTCTGGACGATGCCGGTTATGGCTTGGTCTCTTTCTTCCCTGTTCATTCCGGAGTTCATGCTTATGCCCTCTTCAAACATTGAACGATTTGATGAAATCACCGCGCAATTGTTCAGCACCCTGTACCAGAACTTTCCTGTCCCTGTTTTTTTGGCGGCTGGAAATTTTGTTTCGCCTGCGACGCAGTACAGCAAAGTCAGGGGATATGACGTTGCCAGTGATGAAGCAGAGTTCTGGGCTGCCTGTGTGATCTGGCTACAAGAAGCTGGCTACATCCGGTATGAAAGCCACGAATCTTTAACAGCCAGCTTTTGGGAGGTCGTACTTTCACCCAAAGGGCTGGAAGTGCTGAAGTCCATCCCTGACAGCCTGAGCGGAAAAGACACCATCGGTGACCAACTGGTGGATGCCGCCAGAACCGGAGCAACCGATCTCCTGAAAGAAGGCGTTAAAACGGCATTGGCCAAAGGGGCCATGCTGATGGGAGCGGCATTCAGTTAACATGACGTTGCGCGATACACCACGCCCGGTGCATCGCGCTCTCCTCACATGGCCCGTTATCGGGCCATGTTCCATTTCATGGCGCCGGTTCTGGTGCTGGCCAGCCGGGCTGGAAAGCTTCCAGCTGCTCGCGGTCCATCCCGGCAATCTGTCGCTCCATTTCCAGCCGGTGCTGGTAGATGGCTGCCCCACGCGCCGTGATGGCCTGCCACAGCGATTGCAGGCCAACAAAAGTCATCGGCACGATCTGGCGGTCTGCCGTCACCCACTGCTCACCCGGCACCGCTCCGGCCAGCAACACGTCGCGGATGTCCTGCAATGCTGCCGATGTCGTCAGCCAGCGCTGGCCAGCGTGTTCGATTCCGGCTGCGCGCTCGGATTTTTCCCATGCCGGGAGATGGTCCAGCGCACGGTCGCGCAGGGCGTCGAGAGAAATGGTCGGCGGATCGGCGAGAACGGGATGGCCATGCTCATCTGCGGTGATAATCCTGCCGGCTGATTGGCCTGCCAACAGTGCGGCATGCTGTTCGGCGGTGATTTCGACTGCATCATCCGGAACGCCATTGCCATGGATTTCACGGGTGTAAAAGCCGCCGGCGAATCTTGAGTAAAACATGGAATCCCCTCAGTATCTCAGTATCCGAACGCAATCCAGCGGGTGTTTATGGTTCCGCTGCCGTTGTTGCAACTGGCTTGATAATTAGACACACCCGCGGGCCCGAACCCGTGAATGTTTATGTCAGCAAACATCGCGGTACCGACTGATGCCCATCCCTTTGAAACAACCCCAAGGCATGCGACGGGAAATACAATCGGAAAGGTGAATGACTGGGCAGTAGCGTTGTATGCAATACCTGAAATTGTTCCCCACTGTATGATCAATCCTCCGGGAAGCTTCTGGTATCCATTCCCGGCCAGAAGCTGGTTTGACCCGGTAAACGACGCCAGCTCGACTTTTTGCGCCCACAGCCGGGCAACTTCGGTCGCCAGTTGGGCGGCATCAGCAGACCCCGGATTTGTCACTGCGCCGAAAAGACGGCAGACCCATACGCCCGTTACATTAAGCGGGCGGGTTTCTGCTCCGCCAGTGGTTGATGTGTTTGTAGATCCAGAGCCGTAAGCAAGCGTTGTGCCGCTGGATGATGCAACCGGAAACTGTAGGTTTGAGTAAGGAATCGTGTGCGCATGACTCCGAATCTCATCTGGTTGCATCAGCCCCGGCGTTCCTGCCGACAGCACCCCGTCACCCCGGACAAACACCGCCCCTTTCGAGCCTGCCGACTTGCCGTTCCAGTCCGGCATGCGGAACGTGGTTGTACCGTTGCCATATGTCCATGCACCCCGCTTGAGCGGGTCAGCTTGCCATTCGGCTTCGGTCACGACTGGCACGGCCCCGGCCTGAATAGCGGCCCAAGCATCCGGATACAGCGCACGGCTCAGCTCTTGTCCGTCGAGCGGCGCATAGCCGGCCTGAATGTGGGTGCGGGATGGTGAGGTACGTGGCCACAGCAGCGGGTCGCCGCCGACTTTTGCCAGATCATCTGCCTTGGCAAAATAACTGGCCGGGTGACCCTCCAGTTTTGCCGAGTCTGCGGCCGTTTCGGTCTTGCCGAGCTTGCTGGCCAGTCCTTGCGTCAGGGCCTCGTCCGTCGCGTACTGCGGGTGCGGATCAGGTTGCTTCAGGTGGTCGCTGACGGCTTTGGCCACGGTTTCGGTGACATGCTGTTTTGTTGCCAGTACCACCGACGGGTCGATTTTCAGGGTGACGGCATCGGTCGAGCTGACGATCAGCACCATCCGGATGATCTGTGTACGTCCACTTCCTTCTGCGAGCACCGGCTTGTAGGACTCCGGGCAGTTGCCGACTGCGATCAGGTCGCCGTCCGCGTCAAAGGCTCCCACCTCCCTGATCCACCAGCCTCCCGCCTCTTCCGGAATCACCTGCTCGATGATGATCTGGTTCGCGTTGAGCGGATCGACCTTCAGTTCGTTGACAAGGCCGCGGCGGACTTCGTGCTTCAATGCGGTCTGGTCCGGCTCCGGCTGTGGTACCGAGCCGCCGCCGTCCCCGACGGCCAGATGGGTGATGGCCAGCCGGGTGCCGAGTGCGGTGGCCTTGGCCAGTTTGGCTTCCCCGATACGGGTCAGCAGGCAGTAATAGGTGGCAGGCATCAGGTGCTCTCCTGCAGTGAAAGGGTGAGGGTGTCGATCAGGTGGAGGCCGGCGCCGGCACCGGGTTGGCCGATGGTCGTGACGGCATCCGGCATGTAGGGATAAACGGTCGTGACGTCGCCACCGAAACCGGATGCCGCCACGTGGATGTTTCCGTGGCAGGCCAGGCTGACGGCCAGTCCGGTGAGGTGGCGCGATACCGGTCTGGCGTCATCGATCAGGCGTTCCAGCTCGCGGAAGGTGGCTTCGCTGATGCCGGCATCCTGCACGCCGATCTTGAGGCGGAAGGTGCCCCGGCGGCCCGGTGGCTGTTCCTGCCACCATTCGATCACCTCGATCAGGTAGCCGAACGGCTCGACCACCCGGCGCACGGCATCAATGGTGCCTTTGCGCTGGTGGACGGCGAAGGCATCGGCTACCACCTTGCGGCGGGTGGCCACGGGCCAGCGGCTGTCCCAGCGGTCCACCGACCACGCCCAGGCGAGGTACGGCAGCAGCGGTTCCGGGCAGCGGTCCGGACTCCACAGGTCGCGCAGCGGGACCGGCAGTACCATTGCGACCGCCAGCGTGCCGGCCACGGCATGTTCAAGGCGGCTGGCATTGGGGGGCAGCAGCGAGTCAGGCATCTTCCGTCCCCGTGCCCAGTTCGATGGCCGTGCAGTGCCCGGCCTGGTGGCGTTCCAGCCGCATGTCGGCAGCCGGCTGCCGCAGCTCGACCCGCTTCACACCCTCGACATGAAGGGCGGCAAACAGGGCCGAGCGGTCAATGTCCCGTCCGATGCGCCGCTGGCGGCGGGCGTAGGCTTCGGCCTGCTGGCGGGCAGCCTTGATGACCGGTTCGCTTTCCGGGCCGGATTCCAGCAGCAGGGTGGCGTCGATCCGGTAGTCCACGATGGTGGCACCCTGTACGGTCAGCCGGTCACCGATCGGGCGCACGGTCTCGGCACTGAGCGCCGTCCTGACGATCGCCAGCAGGTCCTCGCCGGCGGCACCGTTTCCGGCCTGGGCCAGTACGGTCACCACTACCTCGCACGGATCCGGGCTGTGTACGTCCACGTCGGCCACCCGGCCATCGGCCGACAAGGCATGCCAGACATAGGCTGCCCGTGGTCCGGCCACCGACAATCCCTCGAACGCCATCTGGGCACGGGTGCGCAGGCTGTCGTCGGTCTCCCGTGCTGGTGGTACCGGCGGCCAGGCGTCGGGCTTGCCCGGATCGATCAGCAGGCGTGCGACATTGACATTGGCAGCGAGCTGCTCAAGATCAGCGCCCCCGGCATATGGCAGCATCACGGCTCTGGCGGCTTCGTTGATGCGTTGGCGCAGCAGCAGTTCGCGGTAGGCGTTCTCCTCGAGCAGCTTGGTCAGCGGCTCGGATTCGAGCGAGAGCGTATTGGCCACGCTCTCGCGCATGTCCTCTGGCAGGCTGGCCAGCAGGGCAGCCTTGCGCCGGTCCAGCAGGGTTTCAAGGTCGACTGCTTCCACCACGTCCGGTGGCGGCAGCATCGACAGATCGATCAGGCTGCGGGTCACAGGGCGGTCCTCACGGTATCGGCGGTGCCGGCCAGCGGGCCGGTCAGGTACTCGACCGACAGGTCACAGGTCCAGCGGCCGTGCTGTTCGTCCTGGCTGAAGCTGACTGCCGTGATGCGGATGCGGGGTTCGTGCCGGGTCAGGGCCATGTGCGCGGCGGCCATCAGCTGCATGCGCAGGTGGGCATTGGCCGGCCAGTCGATCATCGAGGCCACGGCCGAGCCGTAGTCGCGGCGCGCAATGCGTGAACCGACCGGCGTCAGCAGTACGTCACGGACGGATTGCCGCACATGGTCGCGGTCGGTAACGGCCCGACCGGTGGCGGCGTGCATGCCTTGCCACTTCATGCGTTCGGCTTCCCGGTGGTGCCGCCCGAGTCGCCCGGATGAGTGTGATCGTCTACGCCAACGCCGTTGGATTCGATGCGGCCGGTATTGCTCAGGGTGCCGAGGTGCCGGATGTCGCCCTCGATGACGGTCTGCCCGCCCGCGCCGTTCTGACCGGACAGTCCGGCCATGTACGAGAGCAGCGATTTCACCAGCGCCTCGCCGTCCACCGTCAGGTTGCCCCTGATCTGCACGTCACCGGTGAACTCGGTCAGCGGGCAGTCAACGGTGCATTTGTCCGCTGCCTGCACCAGTGCAGTGTTGATGCCGGTGGCCGACAGGGCGCCGGCGGCATGGTTGTAGGTGAGGCGGGCACCGTCCGGCCAGACGCGCACGCACAGGTCAGGACTGCCGGATGGAGGGGGAAATGCGTCAGAGTAGAGCCCGGTCAGCACAAAGGCGGTGGTCAGCTCGCCGCTCGGGCACAGCAGGATGCACTGCTCGCCCGCGACCGGCGGGTCCCAGTCGCGGGTGGTGCCGGCGCGCGGCACCCAATAGCGCAGCCAGTCGGTCGTGTTGCCTCCGGTTTGTACGCGCACGCGCGGTGGTGCGTGCTGCACCCCGGTCACGGTGCCGTGGCGGATCAGGTTGGCCAGCCGGCGGTTGAGTTCTGCAATGTCCATGGCCGCAAGCGTGCCGGGCCTGCGTGCGCGGGTCAGCTGGTTTGCGGCGGGGTGATGGCTGGCCCGACTTGAAGGTCGGAAGGTTCAGGCAGGAATCACATGAGCATGACTTTTTTGTAACAAAAGGCCGGGCATAAACGTCAAATTGATAGACTCGGTTTTATACCTAATCCATAACCATCCGGTTCTTTTCATGAAAAAAAGCCTCATTCTTGCCCTTGCCGCCCTGCCTGCCAGTGCCTTTGCCTCAGAGGTGGAGATCTACGGCAAACTGACCGCTGCCGTCCAGAGTACCCGCAGCACCTATTCTGACGCCGATCCTGGCACTACCACCAAAGTGGACAGCTATGACTCCTATCTGGGCTTCCGGGGCACGGAAAATCTCGGTAACGGGCTGAAAGCCATCTGGCAGGTCGAACAGGCCATTGCGCTGGATGGCGATACACCAGCCGATGTCTGGACCATGTATCACATAAGGTCTGTCAATACGTTTGCCTCTCGCGATACTTTTGTCGGCCTGAGTGGCCCGTGGGGCACCCTCCAGGCAGGCTATCTGAGCAACTTCCAGAACAAGTATTCGCGGCTGAATCCGCAGAAGGCTACCGGCTGGATAGGGTTGTCACACATGGACAGCAGGTACCCATTCCAGACTGCCGCCAGCACCCAGACACGCATTGCCAATGCGCTGGCGTATACCTCACCGGAATGGAACGGCCTGACGGGGCGGGTCATGTATTCGGCAGCGGGTGAGAAGCACTCTGTCCATGGAGACCGTGAAAGCCTGTATGAGATCGGCCTGCGCTATGCCCGGGCCGGGTTCTACGGACAATATGCCTATACCCGCTCCAATAACGGCCTGCCTTTCCCGATACTTATGGGAGATGATCAGCCTTATACGACCAGGATTCACTATGCAGAGGCGGGTTACGAAGCCAATGGCTGGCTGGTCGCCCTGACGTATGTCACCCAGCGGCATGACGGTGATGCCTATACCGATCCGGGTTCGGGTTTTCTGAGCCGGGCCTCCGAGAACAGATCTCGGGCCATGGGGGTCAATCTGGCCTATACCCTCGGGCGCTGGACGCCGCATTTCCAGTATCAGCACGGCTGGGAGCCCACTCAGTGGATAGAGGGCAGCGGAAATAGCGACTTCTCAGGGCAGACTTTCAACCAGTATGTGCTGGGGGTGGACTATGCTCTCTCCAAACGCACCGAACTTCAGGCGGCCGCCGGCTATGTCAAGACCGGCAATGATCCGCGGGTAAACAAGCCTCACCTGAAAGGCCACACCCTGTCGCTGGGACTGAGTCACCGCTTCTGATACTCAGCCCGCATCCATCCGCACAAGGCAGCTTCGGCTGCCTTTTTGCATGAGGCCATCTACGGCGCCGGTTTACGCCCCGGCCAGATGCCTGAGCACCGCCGCCTCTATCCGTCCGATGTCTTCCTCTGTCAGCCCGAGCAGTTCGCGCGCCGGGTAGCGGGCGGTGAGGCCAGGCCGCACTTCGTCCTCTTCACCGAACTGGTGGACTTTCGCAATCCGGGCCACCGACGACACAAAGGCAAGGGCAACGGCTTCCGGCGTGGTCTCGAGCTGCAGGTAACGGGCCGTGCGCAGGCGGGTGAACATCTGCCGGCGCACCGGGGGGCGCTGCCGCAGCTGTGGTTTCCTCGGCGCAAAGCGGCTGCCGTCCGGATTCTGCTGCGCGGCGATGCGTTTCTGCTGTGACCGGCGCAGCTCGCGCCCGATTTCGCGGGCGAGCTGCCGGCGGGCCGCCGGGCCGGTCTGCTGCAACAGGCCGGCCAGCTCGCTTTCCAGTACCGCGAGGCTCATGCCGGCACCATCGGCCAGTCATCAGACGCGGCCGGCGGCACCGGCACCAGCTCGGGCGGGTGGCTCAGGATGCGGCGCTGCTGTTCCGGGTCGACCGTGACGATGACCCGTTCGCTCAGCTTGAGTTTGACCTGCAGGTCGACACAGCCGTGTTTGAGGATGTCGACGTCGAACCGCAGGCCGTCCTGCAGCCGCTCGCGGTTCTGCAGCAGCTCCGGCTGATGCTGTCGCAACCAGGTGAGCAGGGTCAGCATGACCGGGTCAGGGCTGCCGGTGTAGTCGGTGACCAGCACCACCAGCGTGTAGCGGTATTCCCACGACAGCGAGGCGCCGGCGGTGGCGGCGAGCTGGCCGGATTCCACGAACAGCTGCAACGCATCCGGCCGGTTGGCCAGTTCCGGCAGGGCGGCCTTGAGGGCGGCACGCAGGCGGGCGGGCTTATCCATGGCGCTCGGCCTCTTCCTGGCAATCCCGGCAGCGGCGGCAGCCCGGCACGATGCGCCGGCGGGCTTCAAGGATCGGCTCGCCGCAGTCCTCGCAGTGACTGAGGCCGGGGCCGGCCTGCTGGCGGGCGACGTGGCGGGCCAGTGCCTCGTCACGCTGCCGGGCCTCGAGTTGCTGGGCGCGGTCGTACAGGTCGGTCATCGGTTCAGCTCCTGCTGGCAGCGGTGGATCAGGTCGACCTGGGCCGCACAGGCATGCCAGGCCGCTTCGGTGCGGGCAAGTTCATTCAGCAGGTCGCGGTTCGTCTGCGGCCGGCTGTCCGGCAGCCGGCACGGCGTCACGCCCGGACAGCCACTGACGGTAATCACCGGCGCCGGCGAGGGCGGGACGCTCGAGCAGGCGCCCAAGGTCAGCAGGCAGGCGGGTATCAGCCCACGCACGCAGGTCGGCATGTTCATGTTCGAGGTCTTTCAGTCGGGCGGCCCGGCGGGCCGCAAGGGTTTCGGCGTGGGCCAGATCCACCTGCAATTGCCGGCGGGCCTCGTCGTGCTGGCGGATCTGGCCGGCCAGCCGGTCCCGGTCGGCTTGCAGGGTCCGGACATTGACCTGCAGGCTGCTGATCCGATCCTGCAGATCGTCCCGCTCGCGGGCGAGCCAGAACAGGCACACGGCCATCACGCCGTAGAGCAGCAGGGCGGGTATCACCCGGCTCATGCCGCCACCTCGCCGGCGGCGTAGCGGGCATGGGCGCGGGCCAGCTTCACGTCGTACAGGTTGTCCTGGTACGCCGGGCCGTTGTAGCGGCGGGCAAAAGCGGCCCACTGGTGGCCCTTGAGCGCCTTGAGCAGGGCCGGGTCCAGCCGGATGAAGCGCACGAAGGCATCCAGCTGCTGCGCGCTGCTTTCAGCCATCGCACCGGCAAAGCCGGCGGCCGACGGGTAGCCCAGTGCCTGCCAGTGAAAGCCCATGATCTGGAAGAGACCCCAGCTCGCCGCCTCGACGGCGCAGTCCGGATGCAGGCGGCCGGCATGCCGGTACCGGCTCCACTCGGCCGGGCCACCGGCATAGCCGCCCCGGCGGGTGCTGCACAGGTTCGGATAGCGGCTGGCCAGTGCCTCGGCATCCAGCCCGGCCGCCTTGGCCTGCCGGTAGAACACATGGCGCTCGAACAGGATGACCGGGTGGCCGGTCGCCTCGAAGCCGCTGCCCCGGCTCTCGACCTCGATCACCGCCTTGACGGCAGCCAGGTCCACGCCGAGCGCGTCGGCGGCGGCCTGCAGGTCGGCGTCATTCAGCCGGCGCGGGACCGGCAGGATGCCCTGCAGGGCCTCACGGGTGACCGGCCCGACCTTGCCGTCATCCAGCAGGCCGGCCTGGCGCTGGAAAGCGCGGACGGCGGCACGGGTTGCCTCTCCGAACCAGCCGTCCGGCTCCAGTGCGAAGCCCAGCCGGTTGAGTTGCTGCTGCAGCACGGTGACCGCACTGCCGGTACTGCCTTGCTTCAGGATTTGCATGATCCCCTCCGGTTGAAGAGTTGGCCCAGATTGCCGCGACGGACCGCCACGGCCACCAGCAGCACCCACAGCAGCAGGACCGAGCCGGCATCCACCTCGCGGATCTGGCCGGACAGGATGCGCACCGGCAGTGAAACGGCGGCACAGGCCGTCAGCCAGGCCAGCAGGCTGATCCACGGCCGGTGGCGGTGTTCATGGCGCCGGAACAGGGTCAGGCAGGCCGCCATCAGCAGGCCGGCAACGGCATGCAGGAAGAGCAGGACGGTGGTCATTGCCGGCCTCCCCGGATGCGGGCCAGCAGGCCCAGCGGATCGGCCGCCATGTCGATCAGCCATTGCAGCAGGCGCACGGCCAGTGCCGAGGCAAACAGCGCGCCGACGTGGTCGTTGACCGTGGCCGGCAGCAGGGTGTTCATCAGCGCCGCCACCGGCCCGGCGGCAAAGAGGCCGATCAGGAAGCTGGCAGCAAAGAAGCCCACCCGGCTCAGGCGGCCGGGGTCCCGGCTCGAGAGCACAAAGACCGTCGAGCCGGCAAAGGCACCCAGCACCACCGAGGCATCAATGCCCGGAAACAGGGTCAGGAGGGCGACGGCCAGCAGGCTGGCCGAAGCAGTTGAAGGGGTGATCGGTTCCAGCATGGTGTTTCAGTCCCAGAGTTGGATCAGGTGAAGGGCCGGCGGTGCCACCGGCGCGTCAGGCAGTTCGACCATGAGGCCGGCCGGCAGGACGGGGCCGTGGTCGGCCAGTCCCGGATTGAGGGCCAGCACCGCTTCGACCATGCCCTGCGTGCGGCCGGTATGCCGCCAGACCAGGGCGTCGACGGTGTCGTGCTGTTGCGTCATGACCTGCATCAGACCGCCACCACGACCCACGTCCCCCGGCGGCCCTTGATGCGGTTGATGGCGGCACGGGCATCCCGCATCAGGTCGTCGATGTCGGCTTCCATGGCGTCCGCCCGCTGCTGGCCGTCGCGCGTGGCATCAAAGTCGCGGTAGCGGCGGGTCAGCTCGCTCTTGGCGTGGCAGCCGACCGCCCGGCGGTAGTGGTAGAGGTGTTCGCACTCACCGTCGAGCAGCTCGCCCGGCACCTCGGCCAGCGTGGCGAATCCGTCCTGCTGCCGCTCTTGCCGCCAGCCGGCCAGCTCGCCATTGACGGTGCTGACCGCCTCGATCACGGCCAGCCGCAGCCGGGCCGTAGTGACGGTGCCGTCTATCCGCCATTCGGCCTGCACGTCAGCGAGATCGATGACGGGCCAGAAGGCGCTGCTGCTGACAGTGCCCGGCGACGGGTTTTCTGGTTCGTTGGCGGTGAATCCCATGAGGACATCCTGAGTGGTGGCGGTGGAGAGGGCGTGGCAGGCGGGCAATCCGCTGCCGGCCCCCTGCCGCCAGCTCGCGGGGTGCGAGAGGGTCAGCCGTCAGCGTCATCGTCCGCTGTGCTGACGGCCCGGGGACTGCCGGTCTGGCGGGCCAGCCGGTCCAGCTGCTTTTTGACGCCGGCGGCCGGGTTGAGCCGGGTGGCCTGCTGCAGGTAGCCGAGGGCAGCCGGCGGGTCGCTCTCCGTCAGCAAAAGGCCCAACTCTTTCAGGAGGCGCGAGCGGCTCTGGTCCGGCGTGTCGATGCCGGTCACGAGGGCCAGCGTGCGCCTGAGCAGGGCCGCGTCAAACGGCTGCCCGCCGTCCCGTGCACGCTTGGCCGCATCGGCCATTTCCTCGGTCAGCGTGGTGGCGGCATCCCGGTTGAAGCGTTTGGGCATCGCCAGCCGGTAGGCCAGCGCGTAGTCGCCGATGTCGAGCGCCCCGGCGTAGTCGCCGGCGTCGATGCGCCAGACCATGACGGTCATCAGCACGTCGTCCTGCGCCCCCTTGCCGTGGGCCAGCACGCCCTGCACCCACGGCAGGTACTCAGGCAGGATTTCGCGCTTGACCTCGGCCTTGCGCTCGTTCGACTGCACCTGCTTCAGGCGCCGGCTGTGCCGGGCCAGCATGGCCAGCATCAGTTCGTATTGCGACAGCCCTTCCAGTGACTGGCCCGGTCCGGCCGCTTCTGCGATCCGGGCCGCCGAGGCACGCTGGAAGTGGGCTCGGGCCGGGCTCGTCGTCATGCCGGCACCAGTTCGATGTTTTCGATCAGGCAACCGGCCTCGTAGCGCTCGACCACGTAGGCGTCGTTGCTCGATTCGTAGTTGGCGATCCGGTCGTAATCCGGCTCCTCGCGCACATGCCGGCGGCGGCCGCCTTCCTGCCAGTAGATCGACAGGTTCGACAGCGGCGTGACCAGCATGCTGCCGGCCTTCATGAACGGGGCCCGCACCGCCGGCAGGTTGCCGATGCGCTTCTGGCTGATCACCATGTCGGCCGCCAGCTGCTCGGTCGGCGGGTTGTCCTTGTTGATGATCGGGAAATACTTGTCGGCCAGCAGGCTGCGCCCGACGATCACCACGAGGTCCGGATGTTCGGCAAACGCCTCGTCGATCAGGTTTTCGACCGCATCGAACACCAGTGCGTCGAGGTTCCTGTAGCCTTCGGCCTCGGTAACGGCCGGCCCGATCTTCACCTTGCCGGAACTCTCGGCCACCTCGGACATGACCCGTTCCGGTGCATGCTCACGGTACTGCTGCAGCCAGCCCTTGTTGACGTCCTGCAGCAGCGGGTTGCTGTCCCGGTCGGTATCCTCGGCCACCGAAGTACCGTTGAAGCCGATCATGATGCGGTCCAGCGCCTGCTGCTTCAGGATGGCGTCGCGCAGGCGGGTCTGGAAGTCCGGGAACTTCGCCCACACGTCGAGCTGCTGGTACGGGATGGCGGTGTCGAAGTTGGTCTTGGCGCACTGGTACTTGTGCGAATCGAGGTCGGCCACCGACCGGGCCACACGCGGCTTGCCCGGCCCGGTTTGGGTGCGGCCGGCGATGGTGCCGGTGACGCCGAGGCCGATTTTTTCACCGGCCATTTCGGGCACACCGATCACGTTGATGCGCGACAGGAATTCGCTCGACTGCTGGATGCGGCTCTCCAGCGTCTGCTGGATGCTCGGGGCGACCGTGAAGGATTTTTCAGCGGACGGGACGCTGTTGAGTCGGGCCAGTTGGGTGACAAACTGGGTGTACTGCAGGCGGGTGTCATTGCGCATGGGGCGGGGTCCTCAGCAATCGGTTTCGGTCTTGCCGGCGCCGCCGGTGGCCGGCTGGCGGGTGAAGCCCGGCTGCGGCTGGCTGTCGAGCCTGGCCTTGAGGTCGGCCAGTTCGGCCGTCAGGGACTGCAGGCGGGCATCCAGCGCCTGTCCGCTGTGCCGCAAGGCACTGACCGCGCCCTGCAGGGTTGGTACGGCCTGCTGGCTTTCGGCCAGCGCCTCGATGGCCGCGGCATGGTCGGCAAAGCGGGCGTCGTCGGTCTTGCCCTTGCCGGCCAGCAGCGACTTGACCGTGGCAAACAATCCCTTTCCGGCATCGACCGGTGCAGCGGCCTCTACGAACTCCAGCTCGACCGGCACGGCGGCGGTAAAGAGGCTGCCGGGCTGGCTCTTGCGGCCGGCCAGCGGGTTGTGTTCGGCGCGGGCGCAGAACTGCAACATCTCGGTTCCGAGGCTCGCCGGGTCGTCGGTCACCGCCAGTCCGACCAGATAGGCCTCACCACTGTCGGCGAACTTCTCGACCACCTCGATGGAGCTGTAAATCTTCTGGCGGGCACGGGTCAGGGCCACCAGTTCGTCGGTCGGGTCGATGGTGGCAAAGAGGGCGAGCTTGCCGTCCTCGACCTCGCGGGCCTCCAGCGCGGTCACGTCGCCGTAGCGCCTGAACGGGCTGTCCGGCAGGATGCCTTTTATGTGGTCGATGTTGACGCGGGCACCGAAGACGGCCGGGTCGTAATTCCGGGCCATCTGCTCGATCCACTCACGCCTGATTTCTCGTCCGTCGGTGGTGGCCCCTTCTGTGGCCACCCGGAACGCCTTGCTTTTTTTAGCCATGCGGCCGGCTCCCTGTTCGTTTCGTGAAGCCATGTTGGCGCGCTGTCGCGCGGGGGGCACGGGGTTTGCGGCGGCCTGCGCCCTGGCCCGACCGGATGTCGGTGTGACCGCCTGCGCGAGCCGTCACCATCGCCGGCATGAGCATGCAAGACACCCCTTTCGACCCGCGTCACCAGGCCCGCGCCCTCTACTGGCAGGGCTGGCGGATCGCCCGCATTGCCGAAGAGCTTGGTATCCGGCCGGCCACTGTCCACAGCTGGAAGCGCCGCGAGGACTGGGACGCGGTCAGCCCGGTCGACCGGGTGAACGCCACCCTGGAAGCCCGCCTGCAGGTCCTGATCGGCAAGGACAAGAAGGAAGGTTGCGACTACAAGGAGATCGATCTCCTCGGCCGCCAGCTGGAACGGCTGGAGAAACTGCGCCACCGCCAGCGCGAGGGCGGGCGCCGCGAAGGCGGCCAGCGCCAGAAGAAGTCCGCCAGCAAGAACCTGCTGACTGACGAGCAGGTGGCCCGCCTGAAAGCAGCCTTCCGTGAACGCCTGTTCGGCTATCAGAAACACTGGCTGCGGGCCGGTCACCTCGCCCGCATCCGCAACATCCTCAAGAGCCGTCAGATCGGTGCCACGTACTACTTTGCGCTGGAAGCCCTGCTCGATGCGCTGGAGACCGGCCGCAACCAGATTTTCCTGTCCGCCAGCAAGCGCCAGGCGTTGCAGTTCCAGAGCTACCAGAAGGCCTTTGTCAGCGAGGTGTGCGACATCGAGCTGAAAGGCAGCGACAAGATCCTGTTCGGCAACGGCGCCGAGCTGATTTTCCTGGGGACCAGCAGCCGCACCGCCCAGTCGTACCACGGCAACCTCTACATGGACGAGTATTTCTGGACGCCGAAGTTCGCCGAGCTGCGCAAGGTCGCCGCCGGCATGGCCAGCCAGAAACGCTGGCGGCAGACCTACTTCAGCACCCCCTCGACCCTTGCCCACGAGGCGTATCCGTTCTGGTCCGGCAAGCGCTACAACGCCGGCCGCCCGGCCAGTGAACAGATCGCCTTCGACCTGAGCCACAAGGCCCTGGCCGGCGGACTGGACCAAGGGGACGGCCAGTGGCGGCAGATCGTCACCATCCACGACGCCCTTCGGCAGGGTTGTGACCTCTTCGACCTCGATGCCCTGCGGCTGGAGAACTCGCCTGACGAGTTCCGCCAGCTCTTCGAGTGCGAGTTCATCGACGACGGCAAGAGCGTGTTCCCGCTGTCGATGCTGCATCGCTGCATGGTCGATTCCATGGAGGCCTGGCCGGACTACAACCCGTTCACCCTGCGCCCGCTCGGTCACCGCGAGGTGTGGATCGGCTACGACCCGAGCGAGAGCGGCGACAGTGCGGCCATGGTGGTGGTCGCGCCGCCGGCCGTGCCGGACGGTCCGTTCCGCCTGCTCGAGTGCCGGCAGTTCCGTGGTCTCGACTACAGCGCCCAGGCGCAGGCGATCCGGGAGGCTACCGACCGCTACCGCGTCACCCACATCGCTATCGACCGCACCGGTCTCGGGTCGGCCGTGCACCAGCTGGTGACGCAGTTCTTCCCGGCCGCCATGGGCTACCAGTACTCGCTGGACCTCAAGACCCGCATGGTCCTCAAGGGGCTGGACGTGATCCGCCACGGCCGCCTGCAGTTCGATGCCGGCGCGAAGGAAATCGCCGCCAGCTTCATGGCCATCCACCGCAGTACCACCGGCAGCGGGCTGGTGACCTTTGTCGCCGACCGCTCCGAAGCCGTGAGCCATGCCGACATTGCCTGGGCCACGCTGCAGACCCTGTACAACGAGCCCCTCGAGGGGCGCAACGCCGGCAATGCCGGATTTGTGGAGATCTACTCATGACCCGACGCCGTCGCCGCCCCGCTGCAGACCATGCCGCCACTCCCGCCGCCCCTGCCGGTACCGGATGCATCACGTTCACCTTCGGCGATCCCGAATCGGTCCTCGACCGGCGCGAGATCCTCGACTACGCCGAATGCCTGACCAACGGCAAATGGTACGAACCGCCCCTGAGCTGGGACGGCCTGTCACGTTCCTGGCGGGCAGCGGTACACCACGCCTCGGCCATTGCCGTGAAGCGCAACCTGCTGGCCCGCACCTTTGTGCCGCACCCGCTCATGGACCGCGCTACCTTCGGCCGCTGGGTGCTGGACTACCTGATCTTCGGTAACGGCTACCTTGAGGCACCGCGCAGCCGGCTCGGCAGCCGGATGCCGGTCCGGCACGCGCTGGCCAAGTACGTCCGGCGCGGCATCGACATGGAATCCTTCTGGTGGGTGACCGGTTACGGGCAGGAGCAGGCGTTCCCGGCCGGCAGCGTGTTCCAGCTGATGGAGCCGGACATCCATCAGGAAGTGTACGGCCTGCCGGAGTACCTGGCAGCGCTGAACTCGGCCTGGCTCAACGAGTCGGCCACGCTGTTCCGCCGCCGCTACTACGCCAACGGCAGCCATGCCGGGTTCATCCTGTACCTGAGCGATCCGGCTGCAAAGGAAGAAGACGTCAACGCCATGCGCAAGGCGCTGCAGTCCAGCAAGGGGCTGGGCAACTTCAAGAACCTGTTCATGCACTCACCCAACGGCAAGAAGGATGGCCTGCAACTGATCCCGATCAGCGAGGTGGCGGCCAAGGATGAGTTCTTCAACATCAAGAACGTGACCCGCGACGACGTGCTGGCCGCGCACCGTGTCCCGCCCCAACTGATGGGCATCATCCCGACCAACACCGGCGGCTTCGGTGACGCCAGTACGGCCGCGCAGGTGTTCTACCGCAACGAGATCGAACCCCTGCAGTCCCGGCTGATGGAGCTGAACGACTGGCTGGGCATCGAGGTGGTGCGGTTCAGCCCGTACCTGCCCGAGGCCGCCGCGTAGTCCTCGGACTGCAGGGGCAAAAGCGGAAACGCCACTGTCCTGCCTTGATCTACTCCAGTCTGGCAATTCTGCTCGAGGCGGTTTCCATATGAGCACTCAAGGCATCAATGCATGGCAAGAATGCCGGTGAAAAGCCTCGCTCATTCCGTAAGCGCTCCAGATAGCGCCTTGCAACCTCATTGGCACGTATCCATGTTTCGGCTGGAATGTCCGGATGAAGAGTGGCTTCAGGCAGGGTGGATGGAATGCCTCCGCCTGACTTTGGGGCAAACCCCATCGGGAGCATGTCATAGGCAGGAGAGATGTCGTATGGTCGGCCATGCTCAGTAACGAAAGACAGGTTTCCGGTGTGCATGTCCGTATTGCCGATCAGCTTTCCGATGGCTTGCAGTAACGAGGCAACCGCTGCCGCTTCCCGGGTAATGCACTCCTTTTTTGCCAGCGCATTGGCAATAGTGGGCCATTCGGCAGCTCCTGCACCGACAAACTCGGCATCAAGTGCCTTCATGCTGATCAGTCCCTTGCGTCCTGAAACCCCGACGCGGTCGAAACGCTCTATTTCAAGAAAACGCTGAAATCCGGAGTCGACGATCCGTGTACGGACAGCCGGGATACCAGATTCATTGAGTGTTTCAAGAGCAAGATGCTCTGCAAGCAGAAGGTCACGCCATCTCCCGGTTACCGGATTGTGGTCATCCAAAGTGAACTTGACGATCACGTGCCGAGGCCCGTCCGGCGTCTGGACGTAAGAGACAAACTTCGGCTGTTCCCCTCCTGCCGATGATCCTGGTACTTCCCCGCGCGCAGCCTGTTCCGCGAGCCTGACATACTCGCTTGCCTTGTCATGCAGCTCTACAGGGTGGACTGGCGTGGAAGTCAAAAAAGCGTCCTTGGCATGATCCCCCAGTAACAGATTACCTGCTGCGTCTACCCCGTCCGCAAGTAATGCCCGAAGGGCGTGAGCATCACTCCATTCACTCAACTGACTTGGCAATCCAAGCTGCGTGGCCCGGAGAGAGGCATAGTTCCGTCCGAGGTAGCCCTGTGGACGCATGTCATCCAGCCACCATGGCAACGAATCACTGAACAGCGACTTGCCGTCACTCTGCACCAT